TTCAACCAAGCAAAGGAAAAAGTAAACGATGATCAAGCATCCAAACTTACTCGTGCTATTAGTTTTTACGTTGTTAACAAGTGCTCTTTTTCTGGTCTCACTGAATCCAGCTCCTTCAGCAAGCAAGCGTCAGAAAGCAATTTCTCGATGCGTGGAATTGATAGACTACCTCAATTCGGAGAACTGATCGAGAACTGGAAAATTACTAATCTATCTTATGAAGAGCTCTTTACCGACAGTCGAGACATATTCACCTATCTCGACCCCCCATATGATATTAGAGATAACCTCTACGGACGGAAAGGGTCTATGCACAAGTCCTTCGATCATGATGCCTTCGCTCGTGATTGTGATCGCTTTGCTGGTCCTCAATGTATATCTTACAACTCGTCTGCTCTTATCAAAGAACGGTTCGAGGGGTGGACAGTAGGAGAATTTGCACACACTTACACCATGAGGAGCGTGGGGAGTTATAATACAGATCAAGCAAAACGGCACGAACTGGTGCTGACTAACTATGAAGTGTGAAGTCAAACTCTATGTCGCAGGCACCGTCTTCACCGAACAGGTGATCGCTCGCGACTACCAAGAAGCACGAGAGGTTGCTCTTGCTCGTAATCCCAACGCTAAAGTTCTAGGAGTCACTGCTAAAACATGAGTTACAAACTTACAGATTATCTGTATTCAATTAACCAGTCCAAGAAGAATATCATGGACGCTGATGAGGGTGCTGTAAAAGGTTACCCTCCTTTTATTATCAACAAGTGTATGGCACAGCACACTGATGCTGTTTTGTTCGCCAATGAGATGAACAAGCATCCCGAGTTGGATAAGAAGATGCAATATGACTTTTATATAAATAGTTTGAAACCTAGGAAGCGTTACGCTCCTTGGGCAAAGAAAGAAACTCTTGAGCATCTTGAATTGGTGAAGCAATATTATGGATATAACCATAACAAAGCACTTGCCGCTCTACGTATCCTCACGAATTCTGATCTTGAACAGATAGCCAAACTATTAGATACAGGCGGAATAAGATGACAACTGAAATTGAAGTACAGTGGCAACCTTCGGACATGGTGGAAGTAAGTCTGTCTGAACCAGATGATTTCCTGAAGGTTCGTGAGACTCTGACCCGTATCGGTGTTGCTTCTAGAAAAGAACGCAAACTATACCAGTCTTGCCACATCCTTCATAAGCAGGGCAGATACTACATTGTTCATTTTAAGGAACTCTTCGCCCTAGATGGGAAGAAGACAAACCTTACACAGAATGATGTCCAGAGACGTAATCGTATTGCACAGTTACTGTCTGACTGGGGTTTAGTATCTGTGGTGGAAGCAGAACGTATCGAAGATATTGCACCCTTGAATCAAATTAAGGTTCTATCATTTAAAGATAAAGATGATTGGATCCTTGAGTCCAAATACAACATCGGTCGTAAAAAGACTGAAGTATAGTAAACTAATCTTAAAAAGTGTGGTAAATACTACCGCACTTTTTTAATGTTCTCTTATAATTAGTAGTGTAGAAGGCGAGGGACCTAGGTCCCCCTTTTACGCCAACGGTTGCCTTCGGGGACCACACAAAAACACTCGCTAACTATAGGAGTTACTCATGAACAAGTACGCTTGGGATATATATTCCCCTCACTTTGTAGGGCTCGATGATATTTTTCATCGACTAGATAGTATGTCAAATCATAATACTAACTACCCCCCTTACAATCTAATCAAGCATGACAACAGCAAATTCACCATTGAAATTGCTCTGGCAGGATTTAAACCAGAGGAGATTGAAGTCTCTACAGAATCAAACATTCTCAAAGTTGCCACTAAAAATGCGGCAAGAGATCCTGAAGTTGAATACCTCCACCGTGGAGTATCGAAACGATCATTTGTCAATACGTGGCAACTCTCGGACGACGTTAAAGTCGGTGATGTAAGCTTTGAGGATGGACTACTGGTAGTTCAGTTAAACAAATATATTCCAGAACACCAGCGTAGAATTGTTTATGATATCTCTGGAACAAAAGAATTACTACTCGAATAAATAATTTCATATCGTCGCCGCACGGGGGTAACTGGCAAAATCCAGTTGACACCCCCATTTTTTTGTGGTAAAATTACGTCGTTCACTATTTTTCCGTTATGGCAAACGCTATTGTAGTCCTCCAATCTACTGGAGACAAGATCATTTGTGATCTCCAGGAAGTTCGGGAGGAAAACAAAGAAGATGGCAAGCCCGTGTGTCTTGTCATGATCCGTCCTTACACCCTCGGCATCGAGAAGTCAGAAGAACCTGGTCCTAATGGACAGGATGTTCAGGTCCGCTTTAACAAGTGGCTGCCTTACTCTGGAGACACACAATTCAAGATTCCTTTCGCTGCTGTTCTCGCTGTGGGTTCTGTTGACCCTGGTCTGGAGCAAGCATATGTACAGACCGTTGCCCAAGCAGTCGCTATGGAAGAGGCACAGGTTGAAGCAGCTGCTGCAGTTGCTGCAGAGACTGGTTTCGTTCCTTCCGAGGAGGTGACTGATGCTGAAACTGCTTCGGTTTGAGAGTCGCTGGTTGATCAGCGAAGTTGAAGAGATCCCTGGTGTTGAGTTCGGGGATCCCGATTGTGTGCTAAAATACCCCTATGAGGTGACGGAGGACGGTCTCACGTCCTTCCCACCTTTCTCCGATGAACGTGAGTTGGCGGTCAGATCTTCAGACATCACTTTGATTGCTGAACCTGATGGCAAAACCGCATCGCTTTATTACGAAATGAAATCTGAATGAAGTTTTACACCAGTGTGCAGCAGACGGGTAACACGATCCTAGTTCGTGGTTACGATCACGGACTACCCTTTGAAGATCGTGTCAAGTTCAACCCTACACTGTACCTCCCCTCCCAAAAACAAGAGGAGTGGAGAACTTTGGATAACAAGTGTGTTCGCCCCGTCAAACAGGGCACTATCAGGGACGCTAAACAGTTCATCGAGACTCATAAAGAGCTCCCTGACTTCGAGATCTGTGGTCAGACTCGCTTCCTCAATCAGTATATCTTTGAGGAGTATCCTGATGAGGATATGAAGTGGGACATGAACAAGATCCGAGTCTACACCCTTGATATTGAGACTGGTGCTGAAAATGGTTTCCCAGACATTGAGTCTGCTGACCAAGAAATTCTACTCATTAGTATTAAAGACTCCACAACTGGCAAGATTACTGTATACGGTTCACGTCCCTTTGTAAGCACAGAGAAGGACGTGAACTACATGCACTTCCAGACCGAAGAAGGTCTGCTGAAGGCATTCCTGCATGACTGGCAGGCAAACTGTCCCGATGTTATTACGGGATGGAACGTACAGTTGTTCGATATGCCCTATATTGTAGGTCGCATTGAGCGTATCCTAGGTGCAGGATCTGCAAAGATCTTGTCGCCTTGGAAGAACATCTATCCACGCAAGATCTTTATCAAAGGCAGGGAACAACTTGCCTATGATATCACTGGTGTAGCAACACTAGACTATCTTGAGTTGTATCGTAAGTTCACCTACACCAACCAAGAGTCATATCGTCTGGACCACATTGCATTTGTGGAACTAGGACAGAAGAAACTAGACCACAGTGAGCACGACACCTTCAAAGAGTTCTACACAAAGGATTGGCAGAAGTTTGTAGAGTACAACATCATTGACGTTCGCCTGGTTGACAGGTTGGATGACAAGATGAAACTCCTAGAACTTGCTATCACCATGGCATATGATGCCAAAGTAAACTTTGAGGATGTGTACTCACAGGTACGAATGTGGGACAACATCATCTATGTCTATCTTGCTCGTCAAAACATTGCGATTCCCCCTAAACATGTCAACACAAAGAGTGACAAGTATGCTGGTGCCTACGTTAAGGAACCTATTCCAGGGATTTATGACTGGGTGGTCTCTTTTGACCTCAACTCCCTATACCCTCACCTCATTATGCAGTACAACCTCTCGCCAGAGACGCTGCTACCCCGTCGTCACCCGTCTGCAAACGTCGATAGACTACTTGCCCAAGAGGTAGACACGAGCGCCTTGGAGGGGGTCACACTGTGTGCTAACGGCACCTATTACACCACCAAAAAGCAGGGATTCCTTCCCAAACTGATGGAGAAGATCTATCAAGAACGAACCATCTACAAGAAGAGGATGCTCGCTGCCAAGCAGCAGTATGAGAAGACTCCCACAGTTGAACTACAGAAGGAAATCTCTCGCTGTAACAACATCCAGATGGCAAGGAAGATCCAGTTGAACAGTGCTTATGGTGCTATCGGCAATGAACACTTCCGTTACTATCGTCTGGAGATTGCAGAAGCAATCACACTATCAGGTCAGTTGTCTATCCGTTGGATTAGTGACAAGACCAATGCATACTTGAACAATATTCTGAAGACAAATGACATTGATTACGTTATTGCTTGCGACACCGATTCTATGTACCTTAACCTGGGTCCTTTGGTGCAAAAGGTATTCGAGGGACGAGAGGCAGATGATGAAGTCATTGTTGGGTTCCTTAACAAGGTGTGTGAGGTGGAATTTGAGAAGTTTATTGAAAGTTCTTACCAAGAGCTCGCCACTTATGTTCGGGCATACTCGCAGAAGATGAAGATGAAGCGGGAGAACATCGCTTCTAAAGGCATTTGGACTGCCAAGAAGAGATATATCCTCAACGTCTGGGACAGTGAGGGTGTTCGTTATTCTGAACCCAAGATGAAGATCTGTGGTATGGAGACGGCACGTTCATCTACTCCTGCATACTTCCGAGACAAACTTCTCAAGGCATACACCATCATTATCAACGGCACTAACGATGATGTCATTGATTTTATTGAACAGGTCAGGCAAGAGACAAAGAAACAAGACTACCAGGACATTGCATTCCCTCGTGGTTGTAATAATCTGAAGAAGTACAGCAACAGAACTGACATCTATGACAAGGGGACACCTATTCATGTGCGTGGTGCCCTGCTTTATAACTGGTATCTAAAGAAGCACAAAGTTGAGCATAAACATGCCAGCATTCAGGAGGGTGAGAAGGTTAAGTTCTTGTACTTGAGACTTCCAAACCCCATCATGGAAAACACTATCTCTTTCATGGGTAGGATCCCTACCGAGTTCCAGATCGAGAAGTACATCGACCACAAAATGCAGTTCGAGAAGTCGTTTTACGAACCACTCAAGAATGTGCTACAATGCATCGGTTGGAACTCCGAGCGAACGACCTCCCTACTATCACTCTTTTAATTATGGACTTCTTATCTTCTATCCTGAAGGACACCAAGAATGAATATGCTTCTCGTGCATCTGACGGCATTGCTGCTGGTGACGTTGAAACTTTTGTTGATACTGGTAGTTATATCTTTAATGCCCTTGTTAGTGGTTCGATCTTTGGAGGTATTCCTTCCAACAAAATCACTGCCCTGGCAGGAGAATCAGGCACTGGAAAGACTTTCTTTTGTCTTTCTGTCGTTCGCTCTTTCCTTGATACTAATCCTAACGCTGGCGTCATTTATTTTGAAACCGAGTCTGCCATTAGTAGGAACATGATCGAGAGTCGTGGCATCGATTCCAAGCGTCTGATCATCATGCCTGTCAATACCATTGAAGAGTTCCGAACCCAAGCAGTTCGGATCGTGGACAAATATATGGAAACGCCCAAAGACGATCGCGTTCCCATGATGTTTGTGTTAGACTCTCTTGGTATGCTAGCCACCAACAAAGAAGTGCAGGATGCCACGGACGACAAGCAAGTTCGTGACATGACAAAATCTCAATTGATTAAGTCTTGCTTCAGAATCCTGACACTCAAGCTTGGCATGGCTAATATACCAATGTTAGTTACCAATCATACCTATGATGTCATCGGCGCTTACGTTCCTACAAAGGAAATGGGAGGAGGAAGTGGTCTCAAATATTCCGCCTCTACAATCGTTTATCTCGGAAAGAAAAAGGAAAAAGATGGAACGGTACTCATCGGAAACATTATCAAATGCGAGGCTAAAAAGTCTCGTCTGACCCGAGAAGGTTCCAAGATTGAAACAAGACTGTTCTTTGATGAACGTGGTCTGGAACAACACTATGGATTGCTTGAGCTCGGTGAGGCAGCAGGTCTGTGGAAGAATGTTGCTGGTCGATATGAAATCGACGGCAAGAAAGTCTATGCCAAACAGATCCTGAAAGATCCCGAGCACTATTTCACACCCGAAGTTCTTGCCCAACTAGATAAACAGGCACAGAAGACATTCTTGTACGGAGCAGAAGATGACGGAGAAGCTTGAACTCTCAATTTTGAGGAACCTGCTTTGCAATGAGGAGTATTTTCGGAAGGTAGTCCCCTTCATCAAGGGGGAATACTTTCAAGAATTATCAGAGCGAGTCCTCTTTGAAGAGATTCAAGATTTCTCTAACAAGTATGATAAGTATCCGACTAAAGAAGTCTTAATTATCAACCTGAACCAACGTAATGACCTTACTGAAGAAACTCATACGCAGTGTGTCTCGTCTCTTGGCGAGATGTCTGAAGATTATATTGAGACCAAGTGGTTGGTTGACACGACGGAGAAGTGGTGTCAAGAAAGGGCAGTCTATAACGCCCTACTTGAGTCTATCAAAATCGCAGAGGGAGGAGGTGATAAGGAAGTATCAAAGGATGCGATCCCCTCAATTCTACAGAACGCTCTCGCAGTATCGTTCGACGAACACATCGGACACGACTACATCGAGCAAGTAACTGATCGATATGATTACTACCACCTAGAAGAGAACAAGATTCCATTTGACATTGAGAAACTGAATGTCATTACCAAAGGTGGTCTGCCTAACAAGTCACTGAACATTGCACTCGCTGGCACAGGCGTAGGTAAGTCTTTGTTCATGTGTCACATGGCAGCATCATGTTTATCCATTGGATTCAACGTGCTGTACATCACACTGGAGATGGCAGAAGAGAAGATCGCTGAACGTATTGACGCCAACCTGTTGAACGTCAATATCAAGGACATTGCCACCATGCCTCAAACAATCTTTGAGAATCGAGTCAATGAAATTGGTAGAAAGTCTCAAGGTAAGTTGATTATCAAGGAGTATCCTACTGCATCAGCACACTCTGGTCACTTCAAATCATTGTTGAGTGATCTTGCTCTCAAGAAAGACTTCAGACCACAAATTATCTTCATCGACTACCTCAACATCTGTGCTTCGTCACGATACAAAGGTCACATTGTCAACAGTTACACGTATGTTAAAGCGATTGCAGAAGAGCTTCGTGGTCTTGCTGTCGAGCATGATCTACCTATTGTATCTGCTACTCAAACTACTCGTTCTGGTTTCGGTAACAGTGATGTCGATCTCACTGATACCAGTGAGTCTTTTGGTCTACCTGCTACTGCCGACCTTATGCTTGCTCTCATTTCTACTGAAGAACTTGAAAAATCGGGTCGTATCATTGTTAAACAACTCAAGAACCGATACAACGATCTCACCTACTATCGCCGCTTCACCGTGGGGATTGACAGGTCGAAGATGAAGTTGTATAATGTCGATGATGCTGATGGAGACATCACCTCCGACGCTCCTGAAGAGGAGACCTTTGACCGCCTAGAGGACATCTCCGACAGGCAATCCAGACTAGACAAATTTTCTCAATTCGTAATCTAACATGACAATCAATTTCTCACGCTATGAAAAGTTTGTATCGGGTGTTACGTCCGATGCTTCAACAAATTTCGTTGACTTTGCTGACCGCATTGTTGAACTTGATAGAAATGGTGCCAATATTGAGCGTCTTCTTACTGCTGGTGTTGGGATTAATGCTGAAGGTGGTGAGTTCCTGGAGATCATTAAGAAGATGGTGTTCCAAGGCAAACCCTTTAACGAGGACAACCGAGAGCACATGATCATCGAACTGGGTGACCTGCTGTGGTATGTCGCTCAAGCAACTCAAGCACTGGGTGTCTCCTTTGAGGAAGTAATCGAGACTAACGTCAAGAAACTGGAGAAACGGTATCCTGGTGGACAGTTTGACATCTATTACTCCGAGCACCGAGCAGCGGATGACCGTTGAATCCAAAGAAATTATAAAATAACGTAGGTTTGTGAGGTTTTCCTGATAAAATATATGGAGAAGCAATCACCCCATGATCAATTTGCACGAGAAGTTCAACCACTATCTGCACACTGACAAGACACCTGATTGGCATGGCATTAAAGAAGCACTAATCGGGTATGGGTGGCGAGATGATGGTAGCAATATCGTTGGATACTATCTTCTCACTAAAGAGCACAAGCATCACTACTCCCTTAAGCACGAATACCTTGGCAAAGAATCTACCTGACCTTCATACCTCCTCTAAATACTAGGGGAGGTTTTTTCGTATGAAGTTAGCAGATCTCTGCCGCAATGGCAAAGAGTATGACATGCGTATCACCAAGATGATCAGGAAGATCGCTTCGGGTGGTAGATTTTTGCTTGCCGATGACATGGGTGACATTAACATCTATGAAATTACAGTCACTTTCAAGGACGGCACCCAGTCTGGATACGACGTTGAACACCTACGAGATGCTACAATACAGAGGTATCTGCGCCAGGACATTTTGTCGCTAGCAAACAATGGTGGTTTTCGTGGCAAGGGAAACATTGAGGTGTTTGGTGGCATCAGCGACACACATCTCACCGCTACCTTTGACTTCCAAGATCTAGTAAAGACAGCAGAATTTGGTGGTCAAGGTAAGAAGGGTGGTAAAACAAATAAAGGTAATGACTACGAGAAAGATCTCTTCGAGAGTTGCGAGCACTATTTTGAGGCGGGTGGTCCTTACCCAGAGCATGCGAAACAGATCATTGACAAGATAAGTAAGGCAACGAAGCTCACATTTAAGGGTGCTAAACATGCTGGTGGTGACAACAGTTCTAGACCATTGAGGATGAGAGGTGCTAACGACATCTACATCTCTGCTGGTGGTTCTACTACCCTAGATATGGGTAAAACACTGACAGATATTACACTTCTTTTTGGACCAGCGGGAGGTAAACCAACAAAGGAAATCTACCTGTCAGTTAAGATGGGAGACACACTGTCTTTCTTTAACTGTGGTGTCCGAGGTGGTGGTAAAGATAACCTATCACTGTTCCCCACTACTTCTTTCAAGACAGGAGATATTCCACCTGCTGGTCTAGCATACCTGAACATGTTTGGTATTGAGTCTGAAGATTTTCAGACAGTATTCAAAGAATATGTTGGCAAGGATGCTGGTAAAACGACAGTAAATAACCACCGAAGGAAAGTAACTTTAAAACCTTCTGGTGTCAGAGCATTGAAGAGACTCATTGCATCTGGTGTAGGTTATGGATATTGGATGGTCCATTACACGGGCACAGATGTACATTGCTATGAAGTTGACAGAAGATATATGGCAAATTCTTCTGCTCTGATTGGCAATGAGATTGAGATTCACTATGGTGGTGTCAACGGCAAAGGAAAGCGAGTTGATATCCTATTTGAAACAAAGAACTATGAGTTCAAATTTAATATCAGATCAAAGAGTGGAGGAGAGACATTCCCAACACACACCAACGGGGATTACTATAAGAAGTAATGGCAAACATTAAGCAATTAAAACATCTAGAACACATAGAAGATGAAATGCTAAACTATGGTACAGAAGGATGTACTGCAGCAGTTGCTTTCCTGAAGGAACTTCGTAAGATGCTGGGTCACCAGGAGTCTCAAGGTTTCATGCAAACCAAGTGGGATGGTGCTCCATCAGTCATCTGTGGTGTGCATCCATACACGAAAAGATTCTTTGTTGGCACTAAATCTGTGTTCAACAAAACAGAACCAAAACTATGCTTCTTACCTGGTGATGTAGACGCATACTATTCAGGTGATTTGGCAGAGAAACTTAAGTTCTCTCTAGAATACTTTAGTAAACTAGGTATCGATGGAGTCGTGCAAGGCGACCTCATGTTTACTAACAGCACATTGAAAACAGAGACGGTTAATGGTGAGAGACTGTACACATTCAGACCTAACACTATTACCTATGGTATTCCAGTAGATCATCCTATCGGCAAAGCAGCAGGTAGAGCAAAGATTGGTGTAGTATTCCACACTCATTACACTGGTGATGACCTTGCAGACATGCAAGCTCGTGCAGGTGCTGATGTTACTGGATCTACTGATGCATTAGTCATAAAAAATGACACACCAATGGATCGAGTTGGTTTTAGTAAGCAAGAATTACAACGTTTTGATAATCATGTACAAAAGATCGAACGCATGTGTGCCATTACTGGTCCTTTTCTTGACGATCTCGTTTCCAATATGGGCAGCACTGGTGATAAGAAATTTCACATCTCAACCTTCGTCAAACAGTTCTTCAACAGCGAGGTTAAAGCTGGAGTACAGATTACGAACGTGGACGAAACGATCCATGCCCTGGTAAATTTCTACGATGCCAAGATGCAGAAGGAGTTAGCAAAGATCAAGACAGTTGCTAACAGAACAAAGAAGTGTGCGCTGGTATATGAGAGTGAGAACTATCTCCTAGATAATGTCTACAAGTTTAAGATGATGATTGCTCTGTACAAAGAGTTGCAAAATCTTAAGCAAATGGTTATAGATAAACTGGACCACCTTGAGGAGTTCAGAACCTATGTCCAGACAGAGAATGGATATAAGGTGACGACACCTGAAGGATATGTTATGCACAAAGATGGCAGCATGATTAAGTTTGTCAATCGCTTTGAGTTTGCGTTCAACAACTTTACTCTACAAAAGCAATGGCGTTAAACTGTAAGACCTGCTACTTTACTTTCGGCAGATTCCAACCACCTACTACGGGACACAAAGAAAACTTTGATGGAGTAAAACGTGCATCAGGACGACACGATTATCGCATTTATATTTCTCAATCCTTTGACACTAAAGGAAAGAATCCCCTCTCACCTGATCGTAAACTATTCTACATGGAGAAGATGTTCCCAGAGCATAAGGGTAAAATCTTTTCGGGTCCTAAACAACCCGTGGAGATCTTACAAGACCTTATGATGGCAGGGTATAATGAGGCAGTGTTCCTTGTAGGATCTGATAGGGTGAATGCCATGTCATTCCTCCATAAATACAACGGAACGGAGTTTTCTTTTAGGAAACTTGAGATCAAATCTTCTGGCAGTAGAGATGCTGACGGAGATACGTTTGCTATATCTGGAACGAAGATGAGAAGGGCAGCATTTGCTGCTGACTTCAAAACATTTAGATCTGGTATACCTCGGGCGTTGGATGATAAACATTGTATGATGATGATGAATGAAATTAAAGAAAACCTGCCAGCAAACTTTAAATGAAAGACTTCAAAAAGTTACGTGAGCAGGCAGTCCGTCAGCAGCACAGACAAACAGATACGTTTGCTGAAGGTGATACTATATTCAATGCTCTGACTGGACAGAAAGGCATTATACATAGGTCAGGCGTCAACTATGTCATCGCAATCACCGAGTCTGGTGACATGTTTAGAGCATGGGTAAAAGACATCCGCGCTGTGCAAGTAGTTGATACCATAAATAAAGAAAGGAAAAGTAGTATTTTCAATAATGGAAAGACAGAAACCAGTCAATAGTGTTCGACATAATGATGCCTATTCAGAGGCATTGATGGATTCCTATGCACAGTGGATGGGAGGAAGTGGATTCCAACAGTCTACTATCAGTGAAGAGTCTGCTACCATCCCAGCACCAGAGAAGAAAGAACTAGGAGCACCTGGTCCTGCAGGTGGTACTGACGCATCTACTTCTATCCCTGACCTTTCGGGTAAGGAAAAGAAAGAGGATGACTTCTCAACCAAGGATCCCAAGGAAGGAGCAGGTGCTCCAGACCCTGCTGCTAACCTACGTACAGGTCAGGGTATGAAGTATTCCCTCGGTGCAGAGATCAAAGATACTACAAAGGTTGTTGCTCGCGAAGAAGCAGTATCCGAAGCAAAGAAAGGACTATACGCTAACATTCATGCAAAGAAAAAGCGCGGTGGTACACCCGCAAAACCAGGTTCAGAAAACTATCCTGCAAAGGACGCTTTCGAGAAAAGCGCAAAGACAGCAAAGAAGGAAGAGATTTCTTTCGAGCTCGATGGCGAAACTTACATCTTTGAAAGAGAAGTAATCGAAGAGGGTATGAAGGCAGCGCGTGATAACGTTGGTGCTTCTACCTGTTGGAAAGGATACAAGGCAAAGGGCACCAAGAAAAAGGGTGGCAAGGAAGTTCCTAACTGTGTCAAGGAAGAAGAGATTCAAGAGAAGAAACTTGATCCTGTAGGTAAGGAAGACAAGGACATCGATAACGATGGTGATCACGATAAGTCTGACAAGTATCTTCTAGCACGTCGCAAGAAGGTCTCCAAGATTATCAACACCAGCAAGAAGATGAAGGAGCAGGCAGAACTTCGCAAGGAGATCGAAGAAGAAAAAAAGTGAATGAGGCTTGCGGATGTGACGACAAGCCTGCAAAGAAAGGTGGTGCAACCGTTGAGATAATGCCTCAAATTAAAGATGGTGCTGCCGAGGATAAAGAGAACACCAAGAAGAATAAGAAGTACATTCTTAAGGCAATGAAGAGCCAGAAGAAGGCAGACTAAATAGGGGCGTATACTATGCCCCTAAAATCATGCTAGCATTCTTACTTCCATTAGCGTCAAAGATTATCACTGACGCTGTATCCAAGATCCCCGAGAACGAAGAGCTCGGAGAAAAGTTGATCGACATCTGCCTAGTCATCCTAGGTAAAGCAGTCAAGTTGACCAAAACTGACATGGATGATCAACTTCTAGAAGCAGTTACTGCAGCAATTAAAGCAAGAGAAGAGTGATCTCTACTGGGGGGAGGCAAGTGCCTCTCCCTTTTTTTATAAATATATTCAGACTAACGTAGACCTAGAATTCTCATGTCCTTATACGGAAAGGATGATAGCAATGCTAATAAGACTAAAGCAGGTCGTGGCATTGCAGCATCATCGCAAGCAAAACAAACAATTTTTATTGATGACACCGAAGCAGCACTCGCAGAGAACAAAGCTCGCGGTTTGAATGCTCCTGGTTGGTGGTCCTATTTTACCTATACCGATACGGAAGGTAACACTCGCCACAAGGCAGAGATGTTGGTAACCATCGCTGATCCTGAAGCGAACTCTAGTGAGACCCAGGCAGATGATGCTGTAGCAGCAGATGTATCTGTAGTAATTGCAATCGGTACTCAACCTGCAACTGCTGAAGTTACTGCTGGTGATGCTCACACCCTCTCGGTTGTTGCTACTGCTACACCTCCTGGTGACGCTTCTGTTCTCACCTATCAGTGGCAGAAACTATCTGAAGCAGGGCGTTGGACCAATATCTCTAGTGCAACTAGTGCATCCTATGCTATTGCATCTTATGCTGCTGATGACGCAGGATCCTACAGAGTTAAGCTTAACTCTACCAATGGTGCTCCAGAAGTGACTTCCGCTACTGCAGTTCTAACTACAGCAGAATAATCTAAATGAAGTTCGATGAGTTGAACCAGGATAACTGGTTGATGTTCGCTATTCAAAATTATAATAACCCGAACTCCGTTACGTTCGACGACTTTAAAAAAGATCTAAATAAGATTAAGTGCGTCAAGCGATTATTTCGTCGTTATGAAATGCATGGTGAGTTGAAGGTTCATCTCATACTAAATCATATCATCGTCATGTACAATGTATTTGATGATGCTGCAACGCCTCTATTGTTTTACAAGATAGAGTCAAAACATTGGTCCATATTGAAAGCATTCATGTTGGTCCTTAACCGTTTACCTGAAGTTCTAAACACCGACGTTGATCAAGAATGTCTGAAGAATCTAAATCTACTATGAATGAAATGATGGCAGGTGATGGCTCTGCTCTGTCAATGCCCCCTGCTTTTGTCTTTGTTAATCCAAAGTCACATCGTAGATATAAAAAGGCGAATCAAGATAAGGTAGACGGTCGCACCAAGGGTGCAAAATCAATGCTCTCTCGTATACAGTCCCGTAAGAAAATGAAAGAAGAACTAGAATCACAAACTATTTCTGAAGCAGTGCCCTCGGAAACCGAGAGAGCACAGAAGCAGATCGGTCAGATGAAAAAACTGAACCGTGCAAAAGATCTGCAGAAGAAGCGTGGCGAAGCGAAAGCAAAGATGCAGAATAAAACTAAAGAGATGGATACTTTGATGAAGGCACGTATGTCTGACTTTAAAAAGAAAGCATCCGACCAGACCAAGAAACTTAAGAAAGAAGAAACTGAAGTGACTACTGACATGATTACAGAAAATACCGCACAACAGGACGCTTTGGACGTTGCACTACAGGTTGCAACATCTGAACTCAACCCCACAGGAGAGGCATCCTTCGCCAAGATTACATTTGGTGATGGATCCGAACAGAACCTGGACAATTTTTCAGCGAAACGTATCGCTGCTTGTTATTCACAATTGCCAGACGAGCAACAGACACAGTTCCGCTACATGCTGAACAAAGATGCTGCTACGTATCAGTCTGCTCTTGAATTTGCTATCCGCAACGTTTAACAGAAAGTCACATGGCATTTGGGTTTGGTAAATTAGCAGTTTTAGAATCAAAACTGAACATTTATGAAGATCTCTCCAAGGAGATGCTTGACAAACTAGAAAAAGCAGTCGGTACTATCTCTGATAATAGCAACAAGATTGCTATCATCTTGGAGCGCCATGAGAATCGCTTGGATGAAAGCGAACGTGCTGACCAGTTGATCCTCAAGATGCTTGAGGAGATGAAAGATCGTCACGATAAAGACAACGAAACTATTCACTCTAGGATTACTACTCTTCAGAAGAAGGTAGAGGTGAATGCTAAATTTGTGATCGGTGCAGGTGCTGTCCTGGCAACCATTGTGGCAGTGCTACAAGTGGTCCCACCTATGGTAAAGGTATTGACACCTACCAGCAATGCTGGTATAGTAGGCGCAGGAATAATCGGCTATCATAATGAGTTACCTGGACAGCAAGTACGTAAGTTTAGTTAGTCCTCAACTCCAGAGATTTACCAAGAAGAAAGCTGACCTGTATAATTTCAGGTGCCCTTACTGCGGTGACAGTAGAAAGAAGAAGAACGTAGCGCGTGGGTACATCTTTCGTAAGAAGAATGACTATGTGTACAAGTGTCACAACTGTGGCATAGGTAGGACGTTCACTAATTTTCTTAAGGATCAGGACCCTCATCTGCACAGTCAGTATGTCATGGAGAGATACCGTGATGGACTCACTGGGAAGGGAAGTAATACACCTGAACCAAAGTTTGATTTCAAAAAACCAGTGTTCAGAACATCCACTGGTTTACAGAAGATTTCCGAGCTAAATAACTCTCACCCAGCGAGGCAATATCTAGAGCAACGAAAAATTAAAGATCTCGATTACTTCTTATACGCTCCTAAATTTAAGGAGTGGACCAATGAACAGACGCCTACGTTCGATGACATGCGAGGCGATGGTCCACGTATTATTCTGCCACTATACACAGCAGAAAAAGTAATGTTTGGTTTCCAAGGTAGGTCACTCTCACCTAGAACCAAGTTGCGATACATTACTATCATACTTGACGAATCGCAACCTAAAATTTTTGGTCTTGACAGAATCAATTTTAATGAAAGAGTATACATCACAGAGGGACCCTTTGACAGCACGTTCCTTCGCAATTCGATTGCTATGTGTGGAAGTGACGTTCATGTTCCTGACGGGACTATTGACGATTGCTGTTATGTCTATGATAATGAACCCCGCAACGCACAAATCGTCCAGCGAATCAGTAATTCAATCGATTCAGGCTACTCCGTAGTTATCTGGCCATCATCTGTTAAACAAAAAGACATCAACGACATGTACCTTGCTGGACATGACGTGCAAACTATGGTAGAATCTAATACCTACCGTGGTCTGGAAGCGAAACTTAAACTGAACACATGGAAGAAAGTATGAGCATCAACGTAAAAAAGCGTGACGGGTCCGTTGAATCCCTGAACTTGGAAAAGATCCACAAGATGGTGGAAGAGGCATGTAAGGGTCTCGGTGGGGTGTCTGCTAGTCAGGTAGAGATGAACTCTGGCATTCAGTTCTTCGATGGCATCACCACAGAACAGATTCAGGAGATCCTTATTCGCTCTGCAAGCGACTTGATTGACCTGGACCACCCCAACTATCAATTCGTTGCTGCTCGCCTTCTCCTCGCCACTACACGCAAGGAAGCATTCCATAAGAACATCTGGAAGGAAGGTATGCCTTCGGTGTTCGACGTTGCTGCTTATAATGCTACAGTTAACAAAGTCTACGATGAAGAAATCCTAGATAAGTATAGCGATGAAGATTGGGACAAGATTAATTCTTGGATTGATCATGACCGTGACTACTTGTTTACCTATGCTGGTCTTCGCCAGGTAACTGACAAGTATCTTGTACAGGACAGAAGCACTGGTGAGGTCTACGAGACCCCACAGTACATGTACATGTTGATTGCACTGACTCTCTTCGCTGAATACCCACTTGCCACAAGACTCGATTATGTCAAGAGATACTACGACGCAATCAGCAAGCACCGAATCAACATTCCCACACCTATCATGGCAGGGGTCAGAACTCCACTTCGACAATTTGCTAGCTGTGTTCTTGTTGATTCTGATGACACCCTCGATAGCATCTTTAGTTCTGATATGGCTATCGGCAGATATGTTGCACAAAGGGCGGGCATCGGTATCAACGCAGGCAGAATCCGTGGCGTCAACAGTAAGATCCGAGGTGGAGAAGTCGCGCACACAGGTGTTATTCCATTCCTCAAAAAATTTGAGAGCACTGTCAGATGCTGCACTCAAAATGGCATTCGCGGTGGAAGCGCAACTGTCCACTTCCCAATCTGGCACCAAGAAATAGAGGACATCATTGTCCTGAAGAACAACAAAGGAACCCAGGACAATCGTGTTCGCAAACTAGACTACAGTATTCAATTAAGCAAACTGTTCTATGAACGATTCATCCAAGATGGAGACATCAGCCTATTCTCACCTCACGATGTCCCAGGTTTGTACGATGCTTTTGGCACTGACAGGTTTGATGATCTCTATACAGATTATGAATCTGATGGATCTATTCCACGCAAAACTATTGGTGCTCAAGAACTTATTCTCGATCTCCTGAAAGAGAGAGCAGAGACTGGTCGCATCTACCTGATGAACATCGACCACTGCAACACTCACAGTTCCTTCCTGGACAAGGTGAACATGTCTAACCTGTGTCAGGAGATCACCCTGCCTACAGATCCCATTGAACATATCGATGGTGATGGTGAGATTGCTCTGTGCATTCTGTCTGCTATCAACGTTGGCAAACTCAAGAACCTTGAGGAGATGGAGAACCTATGTGACCTTGCTGTTCGTGGTCTGGAAGAACTCATCGACTACCAGGAGTACCCCGTCAGGGCAGCGAGAGAGTCCACACTCAATCGTAGGTCACTTGGTGTTGGATACATCGGTCTAGCACACTTCCTGGCGAAGCAGGGGCACTCCTACGACTCTCCTGATGCAGTTAAAGCAGTGCATGATCTGACTGAAGCATTCCAATACTATCTGCTCAAGTCATCCAACCAACTTGCTAAAGAAAAAGGTGCTTGTGGATACTTTAATCGCACCAAGTATGCTCAAGGCATCTTGCCAATCGATACATATAAAAAGGACGTTGACGAACTAGTACCAAATGACCTATCGCTTGATTGGGGAACTCTACGGGAAACAATTCGGGAGTTCGGACTACGACATAGCACGTTGTCCGCTCAAATGCCAAGCGAGAGTAGTTCCGTTGTGTCAAACGCAACAAATGGAATCGAACCACCTAGAGGGTATCTGTCCGTTAAGAAGAGCAAGAAGGGACCGCTTAAACAGATCGTCCCGCAATACCAGACTCTTAAGAACAATTATACCCTTCTTTGGGATATGCCTAACAACACTGGGTATATTAATATTGTTGCTGTGATGCAGAAGTTCTTCGACCAGGCAATCTCTGGTAACTGGAGTTACAATCCACTGAATTACCCCAACAATGAGATCCCAGTCTCGGTTATGGCACAGGACTTTCTCACTACATACAAGTACGGTTGGAAGACTTCATACTATCAGAATACCTATGATGTAAAAGAAGACGAAGACAAAGAAGAAGAGCAGAAGCAAAGCATCGAAGACCTACTAAACCAAATTCTAGAAACAGAGGAAGAAGACTGTGACAGTTGCAAAATTTAGAGTAAGCGACGACATGCCAAAGAAATCTATCGAAGGCATGACTGTCTTCAATACCAACACTGTGAATGCACTGAAGCAACCTATGTTCTTTGGTGCTCCCTTGGGAGTCCAACGTTATGATCAATACAAGTATCCTGTCTTTGAGAAACTTACTCAACAGCAACTGGGATACTTCTGGAGACCTGAAGAGGTGTCGCTCCAGAAGGACCGTGCAGACTATCAAACACTTCGCCCCGAGCAGAAGCACATTTTCACTTCCAACCTTAAGTACCAGATCCTCCTGGATAGTGTACAAGGGCGTGGTCCTGGGATGGCTTTTGCACCTTACTGTTCTCTACCCGAGCTTGAGGCTGCCATGAATATCTGGCAGACTATGGAGATGATTCATAGTCGGTCCTACACATACATCATCAAGAATGTGTACCCAGATCCTACCGAAGTTCTTGACACCATCATTGATGACGAGAAGATTATCGAACGTGCTGCTAGTGTGACTAGAGCATACGATGACTTCATCAATGCTGCACAGGAGTATGGCACAGGTAACCTGTGGAAAGAAGACTGGAAGGACTCTCCTACTTCTGGATGGACACTGCATGATCTGAAGCGCAGACTCTATCGTGCTGTCATGAATGTGTATATCCTTGAGGGTATTCGTTTCTATGTTTCTTTCGCTTGCTCGTTTGCTTTTGGTGAACTCAAGATGATGGAAGGCAATGCAAAGATCATCGGTCTGATTGCTCGTGATGAGTCACAGCACATGACTATCACTATGAATATGATTAAGAACTGGCAGAAGGGTGATGATCCTGAAATGCTAGACATCATTAAGGAAGAGGAACAGAACGTCGTTCAGATGTTCCGTGATTGTGTAGAGGAAGAGAAGAACTGGGCAGAGTATCTGTTTAAAGATGGTAGCATGATTGGTTTGAATGACAAACTGCTCAAGAACTATGTTGAGTGGGTTGCTAACCGTCGTATGAAGGCAATCAATTTCAAACCTGTCTTCGATCAACCTATCTCTAACAATCCTCTCCCCTGGACAGAGCACTGGTTGAACTCCAAGTCTATGCAGGTGGCACCACAGGAGACAGAGGTTGAGTCTTATGTCATTGGTGGTATCAAACAGGACGTTGGTGAAAAAACATTCTCTGGGTTTAAACTATGAACGAGTGGAGTGCTACACGATTTGCAAGTGATGAACCACAAACTCCTTTCGCACCATCTTGGGACTACACAATTGCAGAGAAGCAGATTGATCTAGATTTAGATTCTCTTGCTGATATCGTACTAAAAAAAGAAGTAGAGATCAAAGAACAGTTTCCTGGCAATAATGATGGGAACACTGGTCTTGGTCCTGAAAGTCTAACCTCTAGGTTCAGTCACTTTAATGTGCTGACCTGGGGGTTTCCTGCTACCGATCAGTTACATAAAGAGATCAGAAGATTTCATAGACAATACTATCAAAGTTTATTTGGTCTCCTAAAGAAAGCACCCAATCTTCGTATCAGATGTTGGGCAAATGTATTGAGGAAAGGAGAACAGATTCAGAAACACTGGCACTGTTCTCACCCTTATACATACCTTGGAGGACACTTCACCGTTACTGCTGGCAATACTTGTACAGTATATGTCAATCCAATGGATGACATCGGACAGGTATATCATGCAGAAAATGTGCCAGGGAAGTTAACTCTCTTCCCCAATTATATCCCACACTATACTTCCATTCATCAGGAAGACTTTCCTAGAATTACTATTGCATTTGACCTTTACCCAGTGTCAAATAGGTTTGTTTACCATGATGACAGTACCTTGATAGACTTATGAATTCTGATACTCCTTTACCAAAACCAATGGTTGCAGACCCCAAGCAACCCAAAGCGGTTGAACAATACCTTAAGGTCATGCGCCAGGTTGCTGATCCAAGAGATCAGAGTGAAATCTTTTGGTGGACCAGGATGGATGAGGATCAATTGATGCGTGTCATGCAGAAGTTCTGCTGGGACAATAGCATAGATTATAATACTGTGAACTGGGGTAAGTTCCTGCGAGGAGATAACATACCCGAATGAATATATTTTATAGGTGGTTACATGACAAAAGAATTGCCAGAGTGGAGAAGGAGAGCATTAGCAGATCCGAATCTGCCAGCGAACAAAGTGGAAGTTCTAATGAACGGTCCCAAATGTCTGACGGACGCATGGTTTCTCCAAGCAATGAGATACAAATACCAGATCCGTGGTTATGAAAACTAGTAGTGCTAAAGCTAAAGGAAGAAACTTACAGAAGTGGGTTCGAGAGAAACTGATTGAGATGCTGGATGTACATCCAGAGGACATCGAGTCTAGATCAATGGGTGCAGGTGGTGAAGACCTCATCATGGCACGAGCAGCTAGACAAAAGTTCCCACACTCGATAGAATGTAAGAACGTTGAACGTCTCAATGTTTGGGACGCATACGAACAGGCATGTGAAAATTCTGGTGACTATGAACCTATCGTAGTCATGAAGAAGAACAGAAGGAAACCACTGATTGTGGTGGATGCTGAATATTTCATTGGTCTGTTCGAGAACAACAAATAAATATTTCAAAGTGGTTTTATATTATGCCAAGAGGAAGATTGCTCAAGATTGATGCACTGCATCACGTTCTCAAATTAAAAAATGAGATCAACGATGGCAAGTATAACCACAAGAACGATGATTGGCGATCTGGTGCCGATCATATGTTGAACCATATGCTAGACAGAATCAATGAGTATTCTAACTAAAGAGCAAGAAAAGCAAATCCGTGCTAGAATGGTACGAGCAAAAGTTGATCTCCTTATGGAAGAACCTTGCCCTATCTACGAAGCAACAGAAGAAGACTGGAACGACTTCTGGTACAACGAAGATAAATAACACACATTGAGGATTATTATGTTTAAGTATATTTTGTCAGGTCTGCTCCTCGGAGCAGCTCATGGTATGACTGTGCCCGTAGCAGCGGAACCCACCAGAGGTTACAACACTATGGATTCTATGGGATGCATGTTGCTGCAAGAGTGTACCGACAATGTTAAACGAGTCACGAGTATTCAAGATTTTATCGATCGTTATCCCAACAGCGATTTTTCTGCTGTTGTTAACGAGTTTAATGACATCATCAGTGCCTTTGATAAGATCGGAGTTGGGGTATTTCTAGCAGATTCAAAATACTTTCCACCAGGACACCGTGGTGTCTATCATACTGTAGGTAATAACTTCTTCCTGAATGATGCTTTCATGCACCGTCAAGGTGTACTCATGAGCGTCACACGTCACGAAGGATGGCATGCAGCACAGGATTGTATGGCAGGGACTATTGAAAACAGTCTGATTGCTATCATCAAACCTGAAGATGCTGTACCTATGATCTGGCGTGAACTTGCCGAACGCACCTATCCCAAATCAGCATTGCCTTGGGAAGCAGAAGCAGGTTGGGCAGGTCGCACAGAGGGTATGACTGCTAGGGCACTAGAAGCATGTGCAACTGGTGAGATGTGGAAAGTTTACCCACCCACACCACTCACAGCGCAATGGCTAAAAGAAAATGGTTACCTTGCAGACTAAATAAAGATGCCTCAACTATTCCAGACATGGCAGACACTCCTGTAAAGGAAGCGCCAGCGAAGAAGGAAAAGTTTGAATGGGCAGACGAAGGTTTGTCCGCATTGGTGCGTGTTATTATTCTTGGGTGGTCTGCAGCAATTCTTACACTTAATTATGTAACTGTTCCTGGCATTCCACAAAGACAAATTGATCCGACTTTTATAGCCAGCGTTTTTACAACGACTTTAGCTACGTTCGGAGTCCAAGCGTCTAAAAAGAAAGAAGACGACAAAGATAAAAAACGTGAGGAAAAAACAGATGCAAAAAGTGATTAACGCAGTGGCACTACTGTCGGGACTAGTATCCCTAACAGTAGTTGGCACCACCACATATGTGTACTTGAATAAAGATTCGATTACTGAACGTGCCATCGAGAAAGTTACGAAGGCAGCGACTGATGCAGTGACTAAAGCACTGCCAGGTATTGTAGACGGTGCAATGCCTGAAGTACCGAAACTCCCAAGTGCTACAGGTGGTGCAATCCCTCTACCCTGATGGATATCCCACAGATTAGTACAGATAGCATCAGGATTCGTGACCTTGACATCGGTCCAATTAACATTTGGACTGCTCCAGAGGCACGAATCCCTGGTGTTCCTCCCATCTATCCAGTCACCAATCTGATTGGTGTCCCTGTCGTGGACATGCCTGGCTGTGTGGAGGCACATGAACGTAATGACAACAATCAATTAGAGGTTGACGATCCGAAAGGTGTTAAGGTGTACTGTGATGCAGGCACACCGTCGTTCAATCCTATGGATTATAATAGAAGTAAGTTAAAGCTTGAGCGTGAGACTCCAGTGCCACCTATTGGTGCGCCACCAGATAAGAAAGCACCAGAAGCAGAGGCACCACCATCAAAGACTCCAGACACAAGTGGAGCAGCATCAGCAACTGTTGAATGTCCTACCCAGAAGCAATTGTCAGAGGAACCTGTTGGTTTCATCTTCGACAGTGGTAGGAAAGAAGTTACTGGATATAAATTAGTCGGCAATCAATGTATTCGTGAGGTACGTGATGTACCTATCGTTGAACAAGCCATAAATGGATTACCCCCAACGGGGACCGTAATCACCACTGGGGGTATTGCTGTAGTTGCTACTACATCTGCACTGCTTGCTAAACCTTTTGCAGATATACTTCTGAAGGTGATCAAACCTACAGTGAAGAAAGTATTGAAGAAGGTTGCTGCAATCAGAGGAAAGAAACTTAAGGTCCAGTCTGTAGAGGACCGCCGAGCAGAGCAGCGGGATCGGAATCAAGCGATTGCAAAACTTCGGTCTGTGAAGGCGAAGACGAAGAAGTAGGAGGGATCTTGTGTACGTGTGGAACCATGAAGTTCACACCTACTACCTGTACATCCTCACATACCTTGGCGTATCTAGTACCAGGAGCGAAGCGAATTCCCTCCTTTAACAATTGTCCACAATTCTTAAGTCTCGCGATCTCAAAATCTAATCGCTTGTTAGCAGCGAGTTGACTGTTCAATTGGATCTGTGTTTCTGCTGCTTTCTTACATAGATCCTGTAGTTTCCTATCAGTAGGTGTACTCCATGTCATAGAGAAACCTAGACCTAAACTATAGTTATCTTTCTGTCCAGTTCTAGTTTTTTTATGGAAGAGGATGTCGCCAGGATTATCAATTATGCCATCCCCCATTGGGTTCCCATCTTCATCGAAGGCACCACGAGTATCAGTAATATCATACACAGGGTCATTGTAATATGGTTCCCAAGGTTTAGAAGCTGATGCAGTTCCTGTTACATAGGGAGTAAAATTACGGGTGGGTCCTTGACACTGGATTCCTCCACCATAAGTATTGGTAATGTAAGGACCTTGTAAAACCTGAATGGCTTGATTGGTCACCGAGCCAGAGCTATTTGCTACTGGACTTGCTGTTGCACTTACACCCCCCACAGTCTCGGCATTTACAGGGACAGTTACACTTGCAGCTAGGGCAGATAGACATAGTGTTTTTATTGTGAGAAGATACTTGTTGTGTCTGTGACGCTTGTAACCTCCGTCACCCTTTGGATGATCGTATGGTTTTGTAGTCCTGGTCCTGAATACGTTTCGGTAAACTGGAACGCTTGACCTGGTGATGTTTGTGTGAAACTTGGTTTTGAACCCACGCCAGTCCATGTTGAATTCACTCCTTCGATTGATACAGAATTACTAGAAGTGCCAGGGGAAAGATTCCCACTAGCAGATACGCCAGATCCAGTAGCAGAATATTGATATCCTGTACTATAATCCATGCTATTGATAGTTTCAGTTATTGTTTGGGTCGTCTCCGTGTGGCTCGTCATTGAGCCCTGTGTGAAGTTTGGGACCACGGGGACCGCCTGGGCAGCGACAGCAGTAGTCAAGACTGCCGCCGCACTTGTCACAATAGATGTGATTGTCTTTCCAAAACGGGTCATTACGGATGTCCTCAATCAATTACAGTGACCTCGGAAACAAATTGTCCCACGCCACTTGTACCAGCTCCACCAGCGGTCACGGTTAGTACACCTGCACTTGTTACAGTACCAGCTAATGTACCAGCAGTACCAGCAGTGTAGGAAGTAACCGAACCGAAGTTAGGAATTGCACCTACAGTAGCTGCACTTGTGGGCACAGCATCAGCCTGTGTATATGACTGACTAAATGAGAACGCAGCACCTGCTGTGTCTTGAGTAGCAGCAATAGTGCCAGGATTATATACACCAGAGGTGATCGTGCCAACAGAAACTGTGCCTGCTGTGTTACCGTCAGTAGTATCAATGTTTGAACCAGAGATACTAAATGAGGAACCAATTCTCGTGGCAGTAGAACGTGCTGCGTCTACGTTAAGTTGTACACTCGACGAGTGTTTAGTAACAAGTCCACCAGCCATAGCAGGTGATGTCATCAGAAGCATTCCAAAAGCTGCAATTGCTTTTTTCATTTGATCTAAATTTAACCACGTATTTATTTAGCTTGACAACCTATGTCAACCGTGATACAATTCTGGGCGAGATGCAACTCAACTATGACTGAAGACTGGCGCTACAGTGAAGACCGCATGGATATTAGATCAAAGGTGTATGCTCTACTTCTTAAGAAATTTGGATCCGAGCTCAAAGAAGATGGGTCACCTGTCTACAGTCAGAAGAGTATTGTGGAATGCTCCCACGACTGGGTGTCACAAGGCAACGTGAGGACAGATGGAATAGTGGCATACTACAAGGCATATTATGCGCCTAGGCATATTGACGTAGCATAGATACTGTGTTACTATACGATGGTTGACGCATGAAACACATGACTATCGCTTCATTGGTTGGTGCTAGTGTCGCCGCCACAGCAGCTCTCGCAGCAGGATTCACCTTCCCACCCCAGCAGGTTCCTCCCACAACAGAAGAAGATGTTGTTGAGATACCTGTAATTCCACATGTTCCATCATGGAAGTGTGAAGACTGCACCCCACAAGAACAGTATGTCCTCGAACAGCTCCAAGAACACACCCGTATCACTGATCGTAATGCACTTGCTACGATCCTGGGTAACATTAAACAGGAGAGCAAGTTTATTCCCAACATATGCGAGGGAGGGGCTCGAGTTTCTTACGGGGATTGCTATAGCGGTGGCTATGGTCTTATTCAGTGGACCAGTGTAGGACGTTATAACAATC